CTCCCCGGGTCAGACCTGCGATGCCGACAGACAGTGCGTCTCGGCTCCCCCGCCGGCCTGCCCCCCGTCCTGCCCCGTCGGCTACTCCTGCGCCGACCCCGCGGTGGGGTGCGTGAAGGATGCGACGCCTCCGCCCACCGGCGAACCCTGCTCGATCAACGGGGAGCCCGGCCCCGAGATCCCCGGCTACCGCCCGGTCCTCGGGGGAGAGGTCAACGCGGCCATGGCCGCCCGCACCGGCTGCTCGCCCGGGAGCCGTTGCGTAGTCCAGGCGGGACGGCAGGCATGGCAGGCTGAAGTGGTCACCGAGATGATCCGCCGCGGGCGCTGCGCCGGCCAGCACGCGCCGACGACCGACGAGATCGCCGTCGCGACGAGCGTCACGGCTCCCCGCGAGGGGTGGCACATCTATGCCGGACCGGACGGGGGGCCCGGGACCGTGGTCTGGAGCCCTGGAGCCGCGAGGCCCGCGTACTCCGCTCCTAACGGGCCACCCGTGGAGCCTCCTCCGGCGCAGGGCGCGTGCTCCGCCCCCTGGCCCCCGAAGGTAGCGAAGTGGGGCGGTCCGAAGCCACACAACAAGACCAACGACAGTACGCCGCTCTTCTACAATGGGAGCGCGACGCGGTGGGACGGGAGCGAGGTCACGGGCTTCTGCGACCTCACCGGCTGGAACGGCTCGCGACTCTTCTGCCCCGCCAGGATGGAGTGCAAGGGAACGGAGGAGCCGCCCCCGCAGAACTTCAAGTGCGAGGAACGAGCGCCGTGCGAGGAGATCGGAGTCGCGGGGAGCTACGGTGGCAAGCCCCTCTGGCGCAGCGACGGCAAGGTGGAGCTGAGCGGCAACCCCTTCCAGGCGACGTGCTCGGACTGCACGTGGCTCGAGGTCTGCGCGGCCGACGGGTGGTCATGCTCCCGGTGCGCGATCAGCCCCGCCACGGGGCTCTGTGAGGTGACCCCGTGACCACGCCAGTCTACAAGCCGTACGACCCGCTCGCGCTGAACAAGACGGGCCTGATCCGCCGTTTCGAGAACCCCAAGACCCAGGCTGCGCTCGACCTCGGCATCGCGGAGCTCGACCCCTCGGATCAGGTGGGCGTGATCATCCATCACATCTACGATACGTCCGGCGCGGTGATCGAGAACGAGTCGAAGGCGACGATCGTCGTCCGCTTGGGCAACCAGTTCTCCGTGATGGCGGCCGGGTACAAAGACTGGACGAAGCCCGGCTACACCGTCGAGGGCAAACTGGTCTGGAAGCCGAAGTTCTAGGGGAGGGATGGATCCATGAGGAGACTGCGGATGTTGTGGAGAATCGCCAAGGGCCTCGTCGCCATGCTATTCAACCCCCGCGAATGGGTGCGCTCCGGCCCGCTCGCACTTCTCGCACTCGCGCTTCCTCTGGCCGGCGGCTGCGCGACCACGAAGCCCCTGTCCATCGCGTGCACGAGTTGCGCGCTGCTCCAGTCAGCGGCGCTCTGCCCGGCGGCGGAAGGGAAGGTGCTGGCGGTCATCAAGCAGCCCTGCCCCAAGGGGCAGCACCTCGAGATCGTCAACTACTTCCGCTGGCTCGACGGCGAGGAGACTCCGATCGTCGAGTGCCGGAGGCACACGGTCCAGTGAGCATGAGGCGCGAGGCGGTACTTACGTCGCAATGAGAGGGAGGGGTGATGCTGAAGCTACTCGACGGCTGGAAGACGTGGGGGAGTGCGGTGGTCTGGACGCTCACTCTCCTCTTCGCGTTGATCGTGGGCCAGGATCTCACACCGATCGCGCAAGGGATCGCGACGGCGCTGCACTGGGAGACGCCGACCGGAGAAACGCTCGTCTTCTACGGACTCATCGCCAACTCCTTCTTCGCGCTCTGGGGCGTCGCGGCCAAGGTCGTGAAGGCTCGTGCGCAGCGCCGCGCCGGCGCGACTCTCAGGGAGATGGGCAGCCCGATTGGCGTCGTCAAGGCCGCGCTCGCGGACGGCTCACTCTCGGTTGACTCGACGCGACCTGCCACCTTGGTGATGACCCAGGGAGGGGAGCCCGTCACGGGGACCGCCGCCGTGACGTTGATCGTGCAGCCCGAACGCGCGGCCATCGAGTCGTAGGCGGCAGAAGTGAACGCTGGTGAGTCATGACGATGGACTGCGGAGAGACACTCATCGCTGCCATCGGCGTTGCTGCTGCCGCAATACTTGGGTCTGTCGCGGCGGTCCTCAAGGCCGATGCGGCTCGTAAGAGAGCCGAGGCCGAGTTCGTCCTCGCCAAGGCAGAGGCGGAAAAACGGGCGGAAGAGGTTGTCAAGAAACTGAACTTGCGGTCTCCACCACGGGTCGTCCTGAGTCCAGTCAACAAGAAGACGCCAGGAACGCGCGGTAGAGCGTCCATGGAGCACGGGTTCCTGGCCCGTGAAGTACTCACCAACGTAGAGCTGGTGGACGAGTGGCTGTCCGGGAGACTCGATGATGAGTCCTAGCGCGGGATGGGTCGAGCGGCTGCTGGACTTCCGCATCATCCATCCGATCATCGCGGCGTCGGCCGTCGTGGCGACTGGCGTGCTCTGGCTGTTCCGTTTCGCCTTCACGCGCCACCGCGAGTTCCTTGCCTTTTCTGGGCACATGAAGCGCGAGGAAGAGCAGGTCTGGCCTGAGCTCCAGCAGCAGATGGCCGCGAACCACGAGGCGACCATGCGGCGTCTGGACGCGCAGGATCAGGTGCTCCACGCACACGGGGAGCGGATCTCGTCGCTCGAAGGCAAGATGCCGAACGGCGAGATTGGCCAGATCAAGAAGATGGTCTCCGATCTCTGGGAGCGTCGAGGAAAGGCACGAGGCTAAGGATGCCGCGCAGCCGTCGCCGCCGAGTGAACGACCGCAGGAGGGAGGCCGAGCAGAGGCTTGCCGCGCGCGCGGTGCTGGAGAAGGCTCGGTTGGAGGAGCGCGAGAAGCTCGGGCGGTACGTCAAGTCCGTCCTGCGGACGCGGGCCGGGGAGGTCGTGCAGTCCCATGACGGGCACCGGTATCAGGTGCAGGAAGACGGCTCGCTTCGAAGGATCGAGTCGAGAGGAGGGACGCCGTGAGGAAGCTGCTGTGGATCGGTGACGCGGGGGTCTCGACGGGCTTCGCCCGCGCGACTCACCACACGCTCGACGTGCTCCGGGAGACGTGGGACGTGGCGGTGCTCGGGATCAACTACCTCGGGGACCCCCACCCCTGGCCCTACCCGATCTACCCGTGCTACCCCGGGGGCGACGGCTTCGGCCTCGGGCGGACCGCGGAGCTGTGCGGGAAACTGAAGCCCGACCTCGTCGTCCTCCAGAACGACACGTGGAACATCGCGGAGTACCTCGAGCGGATCCCGGCGCGCATTCCTGTCGTGGCCTCCATGCCGGTCGACGGCAAGAACTGCCGGCTCGGCCGCTACCTCCACGTCCTCGCCAAGCAGAGGGCGGAGAAGGGCGAGGCGCACGCCGACTCCCTCGCCCTCGCGATCTTCTGGACGCAGTTCGGTCTCGCGGAGGCGCGCGCGGGCGGCTACGAGGGCCCCGCTGCGGTGATCCCCCTCGGGGTCGACCTCGCCCTCTACCACCCCATGGACAAGGCTGAGGCCCGGCGCTCCATCGGGCTCGACTCCCTCCCGCCGGACGCGTGGATCGTGGGCAACGTCAACCGGAACCAGCCCCGCAAGCGCCTGGACCTGACCGTCCAGGCCTTCGCGCGGTGGGCTGACCTCTACGGCCACGACAACGCCTACCTCTTCCTCCACGTCGCGCCCACGGGGGACGTGGGCTACGACTGCACCCAGCTCATGCATTACGCCGGCTACGCGAAGGAGCGGAAGCGGCTCATCCTCGTGGAGCCGGCAATCGGTCCCGGCCTGGACGAGGCGCAGATGCCGGTGCACTACGGCTGCTTCGACGTGCAGCTGACCACCACGCAGGGCGAAGGGTGGGGGCTGACCACGATGGAGGGGATGGCTTGCGGCATCCCGCAGATCGTCCCCGACTGGGCGGCGCTAGGGGAGTGGTGCGGGGACGCGGCGTACAAGATCCCGTGTCCGACGACCGCCATGACCCCGAATCGCATCAACGTCCTCGGCGGAGTGCCGGACATCGAGGAGGTCATTCTCGCCCTGGAGCGGCTCTACACGGACCCCTTCAAGCGGGACCGGCTGAGGCTCCGCGGCCTGGAGCTGGTGTCGCGGCCGGAGTACCGGTGGCGCGAGATCGGCGAGGCGTTCGCGGCGGCGATCGAGACGCCGTACCATGAGAGCAAGGTGGGATGAGGAAGGGATGCCGCTGAAACTCCAAATCCGAGGGCTCCCCGAGATGGAACAGCGGTTGAAGCGGATGGCAGTGGCCGCGCCCGTCGCCTCCAAGCGTGCGCTCGTGCGGCAGGCCGAGTTCGTGATGACGGACTCGAAGGCCAACTACTGCCCCGTCAAAGACGGGCATCTTCGCGCCTCCGGTCACGTCGCGGTGGACCCGAAGGCCATCGCCGTCACCTGGAGCTACGGCGGGCCGGCCGGCACGGGGCAGAACCGCCAGGACGTCGGGTACGCCATCCCGCAGCACGAGAACCTGACCTATTCCCATACGGTCGGGGAGGCGGAGTATCTCAAGCGGCCCCTGGAGAAGGCGGTGGGTGCAGGGATGGGCTCCGCCATCGCGGGCGAGGTCTCGGATGCCCTGGAGGCGGAGGCCCGGCGGTGACTTTCTACGAGCGCATCGTCCCGATACAGGAGCCGTTCGACTTGGGACTCGACGACGCGGGCCGCTCGGTGGTGGTGTTCAACGCGATGGCGACGAAGGCCCCCTCGGTCACGCTGGAGGAGGAGGCCGTCGCGGTCCTCGTGGCGGCCGGCGTCGGCACCTTCGGGGTCACCCTGTTCGGCTCTTCCCATGCCTCCCTCCCCCAGGGGGCCGGCCCCTTCCTCGTGATCGTCGCGACGGGAGGGGTCGGTCCCGTCTTCGAGCACAACGACCGCGCCCCGGCTCGCCAGCGTCCCACCCTCAAGCTCTCCGCCCACGCCTCCAGCTACGTCGCCGCGAGGGCCATGGCACGGGCGGCCTACGACGCCCTCGTCCAGGTACGAAACCAGAACGTGGTACCGTAGGGTCCACGAAGGAGGCCTCACGCCATGTCCGACGCCATCTCCGCACAGGGGACCCAGATCCACCGCGCCCCGGCCGCGACGCCCACGGCGTTCGCGCTCGTCGGCAACCTGCACAACATCACGCCGCCACCCATCACCCGCAACGCCATCGAAACGACGACCCACAACGATCCCGAGGACTCCTACGTCGTGGGCATCCTCCGGCGCGGGGACCTCGCCTTCCAGATCGGCTTCGTCCCGAGCGGGGCGACCCACAACGTCACCGCCGGCCTGATGTACTCGCTCAAGAACGCCCACAAGGACGGGTGGAAGGTGATCTACCCGGACGGGACGGTCTGGCAGTTCTCGGGGTACGTCACCAACGTCGGAGCCTCGGCCCCGGTGGACGACGAGCTGGTCGCCGACGTCACCATCCGCCCGACGGGCCCGATGATCTGGCCGGCCCTGTAGGGATTCTCGAGTGACCCCGGGTCTCGACCCGGAAAAGGAAGGAAGGGAGATCGTGGACGAGCAGAAGCGGTACCTCTCCGCGTCGGACATCATGGACGCGAAGGACATCGAGACGGTCGACGTGGACATCCCCGAGTGGGGCGGGTTCGTGCGGCTGCGGACCCTCTCCGGCGAGGATGCCGTGAGGTTCGTGGAGCTGGTGAAGAACGACCCGACCGGCGCAGCTCTCAAGATCGTCGCCCTGAGTGCCGTCGACGACTCCGGGAACCAGCTCTTCACCCACGAGCAGGTCGAGCTCCTCAAGCGCAAGAGCATGAAGGCGATCATGCGGCTGCAGAAGGAAGCGATGCGGCTCAACGGACTCTCGGAGGACGCACCGGCCGTCGCAAAAAACGACTGAGGCGGGGCGGCGCGCGCCGTTTCGCGTACCGCCTCGCCCTCCGCCTGGGATGGGCCAATGTGGACGCCATGCTCCGTAGCATGACGGCGCGGCAGTTGCTGGAGTGGCAGACGTTCGCAGCGCTGGAGCCGTTCGGTGAGGACCGGGAGGACGCGAGGTTCGGAGCGGTGGTGCAGGTAGTGGCGAACGCCAACCGGAACCCGAAGCGCAAGCCGCGGCCCTTCACCCTGGAGGACTGCACCCTCTCCGGAGGTGACGCGCTCGGGGCCTCGCGTCGCCGCCGTCAGACCCCCCAGGAGATGAAGGCGGTAGCCCGGATGTGGGCGGACGCGGGAGGGGCGTAGCCCATGGCCATCAACATCGGCGACCTGATCGCCACCCTCAGTCTCGACGATCGGCTGTCCAAGGGGCTCATGGCCGCCGGCGAGGCGACCGCCAATCTGGGCAAAGGTATGATGGTCGCGGGTGGGGCCGCGACGGCCCTGGGCGGGGCTGTGCTCGCGGCGATTGGTCCCTCGATCAAGGCCGCGGCCGACTACGAGACGGCCATGAACAAGATCAAGGCCCTCACCATCGCGTCCTCGGAGGACGTGGCGAAGTGGGGCAGGGACATCTTGCAGCTGTCGACGGTGGTCGGCAAGTCGCCGAAGGAACTCGGTGACGCGCTCTACTTCATCGCATCCTCAGGTCAGACCGGCGCGACGGGGTTCGAGATCCTCACGACCTCCGCCAAGATGGCGGCGCTCGGCATGGGACAGACGGAGGAGATCGCCCGGGCCCTCGTCTCGGCCGTCAACGCCTACGGTCCGGCGAACCTGAGCGCGGCCCAGGCGGGGGACATCCTCACGCGGTCCGTGATCGAGGGCGGCGCGCAGGCGGACGAGTACGCCGCGGTCCTCGGAAGG